TTTCTTCCAAGCCAGCCCTGACCGATTTCCAATCGCAGCCGGCGAAGCAGAATGAAACGATGCCATCGCCCTGGTCGTTGTCCTTGATGGCGCATGACGGTGTTTTGTCGTCATGCGCCGGGCAATGCACCATGTACGAGCCATCTGCGAGGCGCTTGGGACTCTTCACCAGCTGCCGCGCTATGTGGAGCGCCTGGCTCATGGCTAGAACGGAATGTCGTCGTTGAGCTCGTTGTCCGCCTGCTGGAACCACCCTGCTCGCTCTTCAGCGAACGTGCTTATGATGATTGAACCCATTAACAGTAATTCAGTCCTCGAGAGCGTCCTCAAGTCGTGCTTGCTGATGTTGTCGAGGTACTGTCCAGCCGCCTTGACCGCCTCCCAGAGAGGTACGTCTTCTTCTTCTTCGAGCCTGTGCCCCGTCATTGAATGCTCCTGTGAGCAATAATAGTTTGACTGTCGTGACCGAGCTCTACCCCGTGTGAAAGATCGTCTGAAGCCTCTCGTTGACCTCAGACATACGGGGCAGAGCTTGTTGGCTGTGATTGGAGTTTTAGTTCCACGCGCCAACGGGGGCCACCGGTGCAGGAGCTACAGGGGCAGGAGCAGGGGCCGGGGCCACAGGAGCGGGGGCAGGGACCACGGGAGGGGGAACAGGAGCCACCGGGGCCATGGGGGCCGGCACCACGGGAGGAGGCGCTGCCGCCACAGGCACTGCTTCCACTGACAGACATGCCGGGCGCGGAACCCATTTCATGATCTCGAAATTGGGCACTTGAGTGCTGTTCTGGCCGGTCGATGTCAGGGTGGCGCCAATCAATCTGATGACCGGCAGCAGCCCAGGGTTGGCGGGGGCCTGTTGGGCAATGATCGCGGCGATCTGACAGAAGCCTTTCCATGAGCCGGTCGACGCTTGATCCCAACATGCCGCGGTGGTGGCATCCAGCGCCATGGGAATCTTGATGGCCTCGCCCCAGCCGGCGCCAGGGTACGGCAACGGCGTGGCGAGTGTCGGATTAGCGCGGTACTCCTTGGTGCCGCCTTGCGGCCAGCTTTGCCAGCCGGTTTCGATGTTCTCGATGTCCCAGACGGTTCCACCCACCATGTGTTGAGATGTCATCGGGGAATTGCCGGGACCGGATTCCCTGATTGAAAAGCATGCCGCGCCGATGCCGTTGCTGGCTGAGCCTTGTGCATGCCAATTGAGGTAGAAGGGAAAGGCACCCGTGCTATCGCCGCGGGGCTGTTCAGAGGGCGGGGCTTGAAAAGTCATCTCATGTCTCCTGTGAGGGTTATTTCGCGGGGATTGGTATGCTTAAAGGCATACGGTGGAAGGCTGAGCAGAACAGTCTCCGGCGGGTAAGCCGGGAAATGCTTCTGCTCGACGCAGGCGGAGTGAATGTCGAGGGCAGTATTCCACGACGCCCAGCCCTCCGCCATGCTCTGTGCGTCGAGTTCGTAAATCGCTGGCGCGTATGGCGGTGACTTTTCGACCACCAGAAACAGGAACGTCCTTATTTCTGTGCCCGCTGCCTTGTTCCAGCCGTATCTGTAGGATGCGGCCTGTTGGTGGTAGCCGTAGGCCGCGCAGGATTGAGCGAAGCCGCGCGGACTGGCGTCGATGGAGGTCTTGAGGTCGATGAGGACATCCTTAGCACAGTCCATTTTCAATTTGCATCGGAAACCTCGATGCTCAAACAGGGCGGCCTTTTCATACTGAGCGCCGTCGCCGGTGAGTATCGACGCCAAGGCTGAATTGTTCCAGACTGCGTCACGCATCGCCATACAAGCATGATAGTCCTTTTCGACGAGCAGCATGGCGCCGGTGGTCTCGGCTTCCTCGAGGGCGTCAGCCCACTTCTTGCCGCGCCGGTCCTTGGGCCCTTGGATGATCCCCTTAGCTACCATTTCCGGCTGTAGGATGGCGAGGTGGACTGCGCTGCCGAGGGTCATGGCTTCAGTCTTTTCCGTTGCGACCTGGGCATGCGCCGGCGTCTTGTTTATCAGCCGCCAGAGATACGAGTTGCTGAGCCGATCGATGGCGAAATACTCATTGTCGGGAATGTCTTGAATGCCGTTTAGTCCTAATGCTAATCCAATATCCATTAGACCACCTCACTGAGGATCGCCGCGTATCCCGCGAGATCAGCTTGGCTGTCAGAATGATCGGGCTGATTTATGAGCCGGGAAATTTTAACTACGCACATGACCATGACCGCGTCGGCTGGACTGATGGTTTCATCCGACCTTAGTTTGTCCTGCATGATGATGGTCATCAGGCCAGCGAGGCGCGTGTAGTTGACCTCTGGCGATCCGTAATTGTTTTCCCGGTCGCGGATGGACTCTCTCGCCGTTTCCAAAATGTCGTATCTGTTCATCTCATTATTCCCCTTTCTATTGCCCATAGGGCGATCAATGCCGCTTCTGCGCGGCCGTCGTGCTTCTTCAACTGAAATTCTTCCGCGTGGTCTGGAAACAGCCTGATGGCCGTCGACCTCGATGCATCTTTATCGCGGGACAGACCGTAGTACTTTTTCCATGTCGCTGGCGTGACGCCGGTGTACGGAATTTTCATCGCGGCCATGACGCCCTTGAGTACACCCATTTGCTGGCCGAAATTGAACGCCGAGGTACGCCCCATCAGATATGAGTTCTGGCTCTCTATATAGATGTGTCTTGGCAGGAACTCTGTGAACAGGGCATAGACCGCGGCGCCGTTGACCTCTTTGTCGAGGATCGGCATGTCGTAGACGTACAGCGTCGAGTCGCCGTACAGCAGGGCGATGGCGCCCTTGAGGCCAGGATCAATTGCGGCAATCATTTGTCCATCACCGTTTCATGAATTCCTCCGCGACTTGAGGTAGGCCGGTCACTACGCCCTAGTGAAACCCAAGTTGTTAATGCTACTATCAGCGGGTATTGATCGACGTTTCCCCATACCGCTCGCGGCGGAATGGCATCGCCGGGTTTACCCATTACGACGGTGGTTTTATTGACGGCCCAACCCTCGACAAAAGCCACCACACCATGTTCTACTGCAGCAAATGCAAGTATGTCGAATTCGCCACATTCTACGCCCGATAGCGTAAAATTGTATCGCGGCAGAACGTTACCGCCCCTCGCTGTCGGCGCTAGACATGCTTTAACCTGCACACCTATCAGGCCGCGAGGGTGTTCAATCCATATATCATTTCTCACGCCATCGGGAGACATCTGCCCGGCAAAGTAACCGCAACGGTGCGCCTCTAGCAGCACCATCACCTCTCCCATGCTGCCCAGGACATGGGATGACATGGTGCCAGCGCCCGATAAGCTCGGCGTGTATCGAGGCGCCTCAACGCCGGTGAACAACTCGCTTTGCATTAAAGCCCCCCGCCGGGGGGTGTCCCGCGGCCACTCGATAGACATTCGCGGTTCTCATCGGTTTCGTCTGTCTCATAGATTCTGTCCCAACCGTCCTTATATTCCTGTGTCGATACTGGCACGGTCCACCAGCGGGTTCGTTGTTTACTGGGCTGCTTTATATGGATGTCTGCCATGGTGCCTCTTATGTCATATCAGGCCGCGAGGCCAGGTAGTTTTCCAGCGCGGCTTCAATGATCGAGGTCATGGTGACATCTTCGCGCCGCGCAACTAAACGAAGGTAGCACAGGAGATCACTCCGTAAGCGTAGGTGGAACCCGGTTTTGCCGATCGTCATTTCAACGGTTATCCTGGGTGGCGGCTGCCATGCAGGGCTGGCAAACAGCGAATCCATGGTCGTCATGCTCAACGTCGGAAGGCTCGAACTGCTCACCACAGTCCCGGCATGTCGATATACACCGCGCGTTCCAGTCCCAACCCGCAGCAAGCAGAGCGCGGCGAGCGGTTTGCCGGGCTATCTCTGCTGCTAGTGGGCGCCCGTTGTCGGTGCGGCCCTTGGCAATAATAGCCAGAGCCTCAGTGTAATGAGCAGCAATTTCTGGATTCATCAACCGAACCGTCGTGTGAAAGAAGATATCTTGACGGTAAGATTATCAATGATGTATACACAATCCTAGAGGACGGCATGAGGACGCCGTCAGAACATAGGGAGAAGAGTTATGACCGAGGAAAGCGTTGTCATCTATCTTAGAGTCTCGACCGCCCGGCAGGGGATCGCCGGCAACGGCATTGCCGCCCAGCGCCAGGCGTGCATCGACCACCTCAATGGAGGTGACTGGCACATTATTGAGGAATTTGTCGAGCAGGAAAGCGGCGCGAAGAATGCGCGGCCCGAACTTGAAAAGGCGCTAGCTCTTTGCGCCAAGAAGAATGCCACCTTGCTTGTCGCCAAGCTCGACCGCCTGTCGCGCAATGTGGCTTTCGTCTCACGTCTGATGGAGAGCGGCGTCCAATTCACCGCCGCCGATCAGCCCCACGCGAATAAATTGACCATCCACATTCTCGTCGCGATGGCCGAACACGAACGCACAATCAATTCTCAGCGCACCAAGGCTGCATTGGCGGTCGTCAAGGCGAGAGGGAAAAAGCTGGGAAGCAAGGACATTGTAAAGGTGGGTGTCATCGGTCGGGCCAAGAGAACTGCCAAGGCCAAGATTCACGCTGATAACGTCTACCCTGTCATCGAGCGCATCAGGTCATTCGGCGTCACAAGCCTTCGCGGTATCGCAAAAGAGCTCTCCGATCGCAAGATCGAAACCCCTGCGCGTCAAGCCACGGTTGATGCCGGGCGCGTGGTATTCGGTGACCCCTGCTGGCACCACCAACAGGTTGCCGAGATCATCAGCCGAGCAGCCGCATGAAAAGGCCGCTGACCAAGCGTCAGGATCAGACGCTGACGTTCATCAAGGCGTACATCCGAGACAACCGGATCGCACCTTCGTACCTTGATCTGATGAAAGGATTGGGAATCAAATCCAAGGGCCACCTTTGGAACCTCATGAGCGATCTAGAGGCAAAGGGCTATATCGTCCGCGAGCATGGCATGGAGCGATCGATCACTATCACGGCAGATGATGATGACGAAAGTCTGCTGGAGCAAATCCGAGATGCGGCGTCGGCCTTCATCGCCTTACAAGAGACATATCGGGCAGCATACGAGGCTGATGCGACATCGAAGGTCGTTAAGGACAAGGCACCACAGGTAGCGAGAGCGTTCTCTCATCTGAGAGAGTTAGTGGAGAAAACTCTGTGATGGGGGTTGAAGGGTAGGGCGGTATGCCCTATGTATAGATTGTCAACAGGGCGATAGTGCCCGCTCCCACAGGAGAAACACGATGACCACCGAATGCCTGCTCGAAAACGCCCTCAAGACCATCGCAGTTATGGAAGTTCGCAAAGATGGCAACCGCTGGGTCGGCGATCTCCATTTTTCTGATGGCGTGGTCTGGGGCTACTGGCAAATTGCCAAAACCCTGACCCGTCTCACAGACAATGCGGCGGCTACCTTTGAGGGGCACACCATCCGCGTCTGACCCCTCCCCCAACCCCCAACAGCCCCGCCGGCCCTGAGAAGCCGAGCGGGGCACAGCGGGTAGATAGACTATTCCAAAAGGGAAAGAAGATGACCCACGAAATCGAATTCCGCTGCCACTTCCGCCGGGCCTACTCCGTCCACGTTGACGGTCGGCTCGTCGGTAACATCCGTCGCATCGGCGTTGGTGTTGCCGCCATGTGGAGCATCAACATCCCCGGCTTGAACGTCAACGAAGCCGGA